TTTCTCACAACTGTATCGTTTTGTTCGAATAACAATCTGATAGAAACAGCAGAAATAAGTTTTCTTGCTTGTAGTAAAAGTCTTCTAACATTGATACGGTTAAGTGCGGTATCTTTAACTTGAAGAGTCTTATTACCCCAAATTTTAATACCATCAGACGTGAAAGTAGTAATTGGGTTTATTCTATTTTCATAAAGTTCATCTCTTTGAGAAGATGTAAGTTTAACTCTCGCTTGGATTGCATCAACATCACCTCTTTGTATACCAGCAGTAGCAAACCATGGGAATGCAATGTTGTCAGTTAAAGCAATGTTTCTTACAACATCTCTTGTTGGTGGAACAAATATTAATACATTATTTTCAGCATCGTTTATTTGAACCCATGGCCAGTAAGTACAAGAGTAGTTACTATCAAACATTCCATCTAAACTATCAGTAACATCACCAACACTTAATACATCACCACCACTACCAGTATCTGGTGTTGTTATAACATATAATGAGTCAGCTCTGTCTTGCTCAACCATATCTATTGCGGCTTCAATTAAATTTGTATTATCGAAGTCATCAATTCCAGGTGTTGCAAATACATTTATATTAACAGCTTCTGGGTTTTTGAATGTCCAAATAGCTTCTAAGTATGCGTAGTAATCAGAATTGATTCCTAAATCACCATTAGTAAGAGTTCTGTTAGCAAAAGCACCACTAGTTAAACCAGCAGCACCTTTGGTACCATTGATAATAAAACTATCAGTGTTTGTTCTTCTAGTGTTATATATATCCCACCCATCAAAACCACCATAAGGTGCGAATGTGAATTTACGAGCATATAATTTTTCATATGGACCACCAACTAAACCAGAGTCAGTTCTAAATTGCCAGTCACCAGTATCGAATAAGAAGATAGGGCTATAAGTACCACCACTATTGTTTATAACAACAGTAACATTATCAATTGTTACACCAGAAGCATCAACGTCCATATGGAAACCATGAGTCATACCAGTCCAAATGTTTGGGTTATTAGTAGTTGGAATACCTTTATAGTCAAAGAAATCTGAATCAATACCAATGGTATTAGAAAGACCTAGATAAACCTTACGTTTGTTATCAAACGCACCATAAGCTTGATTATACATCAACTTAGGGGTAACAACACTTGAGTTACCATTTGTTTGGTAGTCTCTAACTGGCACCCCAATGAAACCAGCTGGGAACGCATCACTTGTATTTGAAGTATCGTCAACCTCAACAAGAACATAAGAAGACCTAGAAACATATACACCATCAAGTATACCTATCTTCCTTCCAATGAAGTTTGCAGATGTTGGGTCCATTGTACAACGACTAAAGCTTTCTAATACTGTTGGTTGTGCATCAGTATCATAGAACGCTCTAATATTAACATCAAACTCTAGAGTATCTGGTTTAACATTTAGTATTGAAATCTTAAATTGTTCATTAGCAGCATTACCATCAGAAATAGTTGTAAATCTGAATAGTCTTAATACTTTATTACCACGTAGTTCAGATACCACATAAGGGGTAACAGCTGGTTGGTATTGATTTTGGTAATCTACATAAGTAGAACCATATTCTATAAGGACTTGATTGATACCTCTGATTTTACCATCAGCATTATCATCATTAAACATATTATCAAACAATTCTTCAACGAACAATGCTGTTTTACCATCTTGTGCGCCTCTTCCTAATACGTTAGCAATATAATTTCTTTGTGTTTTATCCAATGACATATTGTAACCAGAATTACCACTTAATGAGAAATTACCTAGTGGGTTTGTTGTTGCACCAGAAAACGCTGGGTCAAAGATTACATCTGTACTACCAGTAATTTCAAATGATGGTAATTGATTTGAACTATTTATTGAACCTCTTGAACGTAACAACGCAACTAATTGGTTTTCAACATCTGAATAAGATGTACCAGAATAGTTAACAGTAATACCAGAAGTACTTCCTGTTATATCAGAACCAGTGGTTCCTTTTTCTGTAACAAATAAATCAAATGACACACCACTGAATGAACTACCTGTTTTAAGGTAAGTAGCTGAGATATTAGCTGTAGCACCAGTACTTGCACCTCCTAAGAAAGCAAGACTAGATGTTAATGAACCATCATTTATAAGTGATTGTATAAGTGAATCTTGAGATACAAGAGTAACGTTAGTACCAGCTGATGTAGCAGTATAAGTAATTAAGACTGGGTATGTTGTACCAGTATTTGTAGTCTCAACTGTAGATGGGTCTAATGCCGCATCAATTGTTATACCCCAAGCTAGACCAGCATAATATCCAGAAAAACCCAATACTCTAGTTACGAATAATTGATTTGATTGTGATAAATATGATTTTGCTACGTATGGTAACTCATATAATGGAGCACCAGTATCTTTAACCTTAGTAGCGTTTAGACCACCAAAGAAAGATTGAAATTCACCATAATTGCTGATGAATATTGGTTGGAAAGCTGGACCTTGAGTTGTCTCACCTACCATACCAAGTGTTGTTACACCTACTTGACGTGTAACGAATGTTAAGTCTTTTTCTGATGTGTATACCCCTGGAGATACGAATACTTGATTTGGCATATTTGTTTTTTTGATTTATTAATGTTATTCTTTACTTTATTATAAATATTACACTTTTTTCAAAAGTATTTGCTTGTAAAGATATATATTCGTTTTAGTGTACTTTTTTTCATACTTTTATCATACTTATGGTAAAACACACCATGAAGAGGGATAAAAACATTAAAATAACACCAAAGACTCATGAAATACTAAAAAAATATTGTGAAGAAAATGGTTTGAAGATGTTTCAGTTCGTGGAAAAACTTATTCGTGATGAGTGTGTTACAACTACCAGTAAGAAAGGATTGTATGGTGAAGATTAATTAATCTTATACATCCCTTCAAATTTTACCTTAAATTTAGTGCTATTATAAATAACCGATGGAGCTGTTTTCCATGGTTCTGGAAAGGCTTTTGGAAACATCCATGCAGCATACTCCCCACAATACATTTTACCTTCAGCCGCTGCCCCTGTATGTCCCAACCAATGACCTGTAAGTTGATATATTAACTGAAACCAAAGAAGACCACTAAAATCATAACCAGTGTGTCCTACTTTATCATTTGCCTTAATAGCGAATGTATCTTCCTTAATTGGATTATTATATCTTAGAATCCTTATTGGTGAATCACCAAACCTATCTTTTAATGGCATAGTTGTTACACCAGTAGCGGTTGCCTCATTTAAAAATGGTACACCCCAATTTAGTATTACCACCCCAACATGATTGTATCTACATTTAGTAAACACTCTTATTAGCCCAGCTAGCCAAGACATAGGGCTATACCATTTCACTGGTGTGTGAAATAGAATTATGTCTCCAGTTTTAAAATTAGTAAATTCCATAGTTTAGTGTTGTTATTAAATAATCTCCAAATTCTGCCATTATGTTTAATATGTTAGTTGTTCAATTACATCTTCTTTAATTTCAACGCTCATATATGGTTTAGTAGACGCACTAACGGCATCCCTTAGCGGTTGAGTATATCCTTGTGTAAAATAATCCAGTTCTACCTTAACACTAGTTAATAAATCAAAAGCATACTCTTGATTTAGTGGTTCACCATAAATGGCTTTTAGACCATCTAGTAAAGTTGTTTTAGCAAAACTAACCATGTTATCCCTTCTAGTGATACCTTCTTCAATACCCTCTTGTGGTGTATAATACTTCGTAAAGGTTAGTGTTAACCCAGTCGTATTATCATTCAATATCCAATTACTTGTTTGTTTTCTAGACACAACAGTACCAGTATCGTTGAGAATATATTCTCTATATTCAGAAACAACTAAATCTGAATATGTATTAGAACTATAAACATAATTATTATAATATTCAACACTAGATAAAAAACCCTTTATTATAGTTCTTTTTTTGTTAAAACCTAAGATATCATAATTTAGTTCTGATGGATTATTAAGCGACTTGTTTATTTTAAAATTTTTAAAACCAGAATAATTTCCATTATAAACATAATTACTTACAAGATTATTTAATGTTGTTTCCTCGTTTGTTGAAAGTGGGTTATTAAAATTTAAATTAATAATAGTTTCATTAATATCAGCATTCCCATCCATAACCTCACCAATATATGTTGAATATAGTTTTTTATTTAACGCAGCGTAAACCTCATCCAATAATTGAATTAAATTTACTTGAGTTATTGTATATGAGTATGTATTCATAATCTTTATAGTAATATTAATGAGCGATTTATGGCTGTAGCTGTTCCAGGTCCACTAGTACCCCATCTAACTTCCACAGTGGTACCAGAAGGAACATCACTAATCTTATCCATCAAAGAAACCTCAGTTTGATTATTAAATTTACATGGTCTTGAGGATGTCGGTATTAAATCACCGTTTATATAAAAAGAAATGG